AAATACCTGATATACCAAAACCAGATAATCCATTATTAGGTGCTGTTGTTGATGAAGCAGATAGAGCTATTGATACTGCGAAAATAAGGGTATTAAGAGAACTAGAAGAGGCATCTCAAGCACCTGTTCTTGGAAGACCTACACCGTTTATGGATTTAGGACGACAACCTGGTGAGACTAATTACATTGACCTTGTTTCATTACGTCCTGTCACTAAAACACAAGTTGATGATGAGATAGCACCAGAAAAAAGAGGTGACTTTTATGTAAGAATAAAAGATTTAAGAGATAACAAGTTTATTTATTTTAGAGGTTATGTCACTGGTATAACAGAGAATGTAAGTCCGTCATTCACATCAACTAATTACATTGGTCGAAGTGAACCTGTTTATATGTATGAAAGAGCTGAGAGAGACATTAGTTTTAATTTAAAGGTATATCCAGCAAACTATACCGAACAAAAGGTAATGTATGAAAAAATGGAAAGACTAACTTCATTGGCATATCCTGAATATTTAGATGATGGTGATGGTTTAACAAGAATGAAACCACCATTTACAGAACTAT